AGATACAGAAGTGATTAAAAACAAATGCTGGGATGTGGTAAATAAATGGGTTGGTTGAGTAAATTGTTTAAAAAAGACACAAAAAGCACAATTTACGCGGACACGTTAAACGGTTATACCCCTTTATATTCACAATTTGGTCAAAATATTTACGCGTCGGACGTGGTACAACAGGCGTTAAGCTGCATTGTACAGGAAATGAAAAAATTACAGATATGTCACATTAAAAAAATCGGTATGGACGTTACACCGGTCAATGGTAATTTACAGACCGTGTTGGAAAATCCAAACGAGATAATGACACAAAGTGATTTTATCGAAAAAATAACGTGGCAATTACTGTTTAATTGTAATTCGTTCATTATTCCGGTGTATTACGAATACACAAACGACGACGGAACGAAAAAAAGGGTTTATAAAAGTTTATATCCGGTGCAGCCGTCACAAGTTGATTTTATACAGGACGCAAGCAACAAATTATTTGTTAAATTCCGTTTTGCAAATGGTTACGAAACCGTTATTAAATACGACGATGTAATACATATCAGATCAAAGTATTCAGTAAATGAATATATGGGCGGTAATGAACACGGACAACCGGACAACGACGCATTATTACAGACCTTACAGTTAAATAAAAACTTACTTGAAGGCGTGGCAAAGGCTATGCGGGCAAGTTATGCGGTTAACGGTGTTATTAAATACAATACCTTTGTTGATGAAGGTAAAACCGAAGCGAATTTAAAAGAACTTGAACGCAAATTAACAAACAGTGAAAGCGGATTTTTACCGCTTGACCTTAAAGGCGAATTTATACCGATTGGACGCAACACACAGATTGTTGACGCGGACACATTAAAGTTTATTGATGATAAAATTTTGCGTCATTATGGTGTACCGCTTTGTATCTTACAGGGTGATTATACAACGGCACAATATGAGGCGTTTTATCAGAAGACGTTGGAACCGATTATTATTTCAATGTCACAGGCATTTACCAAAACATTATTTACAGACCGCGAACGTTCATACGGAAATAAAATACAGTTTTACCCGGAAGAATTGATATTTTTATCAATGGACCAACGTTTGGAATTGGTGCGGTTGCTGGGTGACAGTGGCGGTTTGTACGAAAATGAAAAACGTACCGCACTGGGATTAAAACCAGTAAAGGAACTTGAAGGTGTAAGAATGCAATCACTTAATTACGTGAATGTAAATATTGCGTCAAGTTATCAAGTTGGAAACAATACGAATAACACGGGAGGTGCGACAGAATGACAAGAGTTGATTATACAAGTTATGCAACAGATTACATTTGTTTAAGCAGCGAAGAAAAGACAACAGAAGGTATTGTAAACGGATCGACATTACTTGAAGTTGATACAAGTACAATTTACGTATTTTATAACGGCACTTGGTACGCACAGAATTGAGGTGTTTAAAATGAAATTTCCAAACTTTTATTTTAAACGTCGAAAAAGACCGTCGTATTTACGGTGTAAATTTTCAAATGGTGAAAAATTTGACGGTGTACTTCATTTGACCGGTAGTGAAAAGTGGATTGTATTCACTGATATGTCACATTCGTTTTGTTTTAAATTGGGTACATTCCTAATTGAAAATGGAAAATGTACTCATTACGAAGCAATGTCTGGTGCAAGTTGGATAGATAATCGAAACGGTATATATTTGAACCATACTGGGTTGATTATAATAACCGATTTAAATTTTGACAATGTTGACGATTTTAAAAGGTATGTGAAATCACAATATGATAATGGTACACCAATTTCAATATTTTATAATTTACCGGTGGAGGTGTAAACGATGAAAGAAAAAATAACACGTTGTTATAACTTTGAAATGAGGGCGACAACGGACGACGAAGCAAAAGGCGTTATTGAAGGGCGTCCAATAGTTTACGACAGTTTGACGGATTTGGGTTATTTTGAAGAAATTATAACCGCCGGAGCGTTGAAAGACACAGACTTAAAGGACGTTAGATTTTTAGTAAATCACGATACAAGTATGATACCACTGGCACGATCACGAAATAACAACGAAAATTCAACAATGCAGTTAATTGTTGACGATAAGGGTTTAAAAATTCGTGTGCAGTTGGATATTGAAAATAATACAGACGCACGTAATTTATGGAGTGCGATTAAACGCGGTGACATAACCGGAATGTCGTTTATGTTCACCATACGTAAAGAAGAATGGGACGACAGTAACAAAGAACACCCAAAAAGAACAATTACAGACATTGAAAAGGTGTTTGAAGTGTCGGCGGTTACGTTCCCCGCTTATGAAGAAACAGAAATTGACGCACGTTGTAAAACGGAACTGGATAGTTACCGTAACACACTGGAAAGTGTGGAAAGAAACAACACACCGGAGGGTGGAAATGGCGTTAATGATATAGAGTTGTTAAAACTCAAAATAAGAATAAAATTAAATTTGAATTTGTAGGAGGACAAACACTATGAAAGAATTTCTAAAAAAACTATTGGCAAAAAGACAGACAGAATTAAGACTTACACAGGCACGTTTTGACAAGTCCACAGATGAAACAGAAATCCGTGCACTTGGTGAAACACTTGCAACACTAAAAGCCGAAATTGAAGACATTGAAAAGCAGCTTGAAGGTGCTGACGATAACGGCGAAGGTGCAGAAGGTTCAGAAGGTGCTGACGATAACGGCGAAGGTGCAGAAGGTAGAAGCCTTATAAATGCCGGTATCGTTGGTTCATTTGCACAGAACGCACAGGCAAGAAACGCAAACGAAAACATACTTGACAGTATGGAATATCGTAACGCGTTTGCAAATTACGTAAGAACTGGCGACGTTTCCGGTTTTGCTCCAATTGAACAGAGAGCAGCCGACGACGGTATGATTATTACTTCTGACGTTGGTAAGATTATCCCAAATACAATTATGTCCGAGGTTATCAAGGAACTTAAAGTGTATGGAAATCTTTACAACAAGGTAAGAAAGTTGAACGTTCGCGGTGGTGTTGAATTCCCGATCGAAGAACTTGTACCAACAATTACTTGGATCAGTGAAACAAAGACCGCTGACAACCAGTCAACACCGGAAATTAAAACAAGTGTTTCATTTGGTTATCATATCGTTGAAGCACGTATTGCACAGTCCTTGTTGTCACAGATTGTGGCACTTGAATATCTTGAAAAGGAAATTGCAAACTTGCTTGTTGAAGCATTTGCAAAAGAATTTGACAGAATTATTCTTAACGGTAGCGGTAGCGGTCAGCCTTTGGGTATCCTTAACGATACAAGAGTTGACGCAAAACACAAAATTTCATTTACTGCCGAAGATTTGGGCGACTGGACAAAATTCCGTACAAAGTTGTTTGCTAAAATTCCGCTTGCATACCGCGGACAGGGTATTATCGTTACAACGGTTGCAACTTGGGAAACTTACTTTATGACATTGAAGGATAACAACAACAGACCTTTGTATTCTGAAACATACGACAATGCAGAAGGTACACCGGTTTGTCATTTCGCTGGCCGTGAAGTATTGCTTGTTGAACCGGATATTATTAAAGATTATGACGCAGCAACAAGCGGTGACGCATTCGCGTTGTATTTCCGTCCACAGGATTACGCGATCAACTCAAATATGCAGCTTGGATTTAAGCATTATTTCAACGACGACACAAACAAGTGGGTTAACAAAGGTTTGTGCATTATGGACGGTAAATTGCTTGACGTTAACGGCGTATATATCCTTACAAAGTAATTAATAATTTAACTAATTACTTAAATGGAGGTAAAAACGAATGAACAACGTAACAGCATTAAAAAATTTAGCTGCAAAAATTTGTGGCGTAAAGGTTGAAAAAGTTGAAGGTAAGACGGTTGCGGAAGTAATACAGTTTATTGCCGACAATTACCCAACTAAAAAATAAAATTTTATTCCGAAGGAGGTAACACCAAATGGCACAGATATTAAATGACACCGAAATTTTAAACAAAGTAAAATCGGCACTGGGTGTAACTGGTGATTATCAGAACGACACGTTGACAATTTACATTGACGACGTAAAAAGTTTTATGAAAAATGCCGGTGTAAGTGACGCGGTTATATGTGATGTTCAAAACGTCGGTACAATATGCCGTGGTGTTGCCGACTTGTGGAATTACGGAAGTGGCGACACCGGGTTAAGTGAATACTTTAAACAACGCGTCGCCCAACTTGCGTTAATTAGTCGAGGTGATGAATAAATGGCGGGTTACAAACCAAAAGCACCGTTTAACGTTGCAGCGTTTATTTTAAAACCTATAAAGACTATTAAAAAAGGTGTAACAGTAAAAGAATTTGTACCGAATGAAAAACCGATATTTTGTAGTTTTAAGACATTCGGAGGTACGGAAAAAATAATTAATGACGTGTTGGCCGTGGAAGACACCGGAGTAATTGAAACGTGGTTTAATCCGGATATTACAAGTGATTGTAATATACGAATAGGTACAAAAGACTATGAAATTTTAGGCACACCGGAAAATATAGAAATGCGTAATCAATATATGGTATTCAAAGTTAAAGCCGTAAAAGGCGGTGCGTAATATGGGTAAATCAAAGTGGGGTATACAGTTTGACGGTTTTGCTGATTATATGGCAGAACTTGACGGACTGGGTGCAGATTTAAAAGCAATAACAACGGAATGTTTGGAAGCTGCACACGATCACATTACACCAAACATACAAGCCGATATACAGAAACACAGGCGAACCGGGAACACTGCAAAGTCAATAATTACGGACAAACGCGTTGAGTGGAACGGAACGGTTGGAAGTATTAAAGTTGGTTTTAACTTAAAAAATGGCGGTATGCCGTCAATATTCTTAATGTACGGTACACCGAGAACAAAAAAGGATACCAAATTATATAACGATATTTACGGTGGAGCGACAAAAAAGAAAATTGCAGAAAAACAACAACAAATTTTAGATAATGCAATTACCAAAAGGTTGGGAGGTTAAAAACTTGGAAGATAAATTGATTGAAATTTTAAATACGTTTGGTTATCCCGTCATACGACAGGGTAGTTTGACGGACAATGACGAATACCCGGACACATTTTTTACGTATTGGAACAATTACGAAAACGAAGAAAAAGCATACGACAATGTGACCGCAAGCGTTTTATATGATTATGACGTTAACGTGTATTCAACTGATCCAAACAAAGTTTATAACCTTTTAATTGCTGCACGCGAATTGTTAAAAACGAACGGATTTAATACACCGTCAAGAGGTTACGACGTGGGAAGTGATGAACCAACGCATACAGGGCGTGGAATGAATGTACAATTTAACACGTTAACACGTGGCGACAATAAAACAATTGCGGACTTGACAACCGGTATGTCAAAAGCATTAGACGAAATTATCAATACACAAAACAAATATTTATAAGTTATAAGGAGGTAAA